AGAGTTATTAAAAAAGTTACAAAAGGTAAGATTAAGGAGTGTGGAGGATGCAAGAAGAGAAGAGATACATTGAACAGAATGGTGCCCTACAGCAGGGGGGACAGGAAGCAGTAGATTCAGAAGAGGATACAGTTCTTTTGAATACTGTTCTTGATGGTGGAGCTGTACAAGGAAAAGAAGGTGGTCTTAGAATGGATATGTTTTCACACGATGACCCTGATGACTTACCATGCTTATGTGATTTACCTGTTCATGCTCAAGATATAATTATAAGTGAATCTGATTCATAGTGCCTAAACAAGTATATAAGATAGACCAATTTCATGGAGGTCTTAATAGTAATGCAGACCCAAGAGATATTGGAGATAATGAATTGTCTGAAGCTACAGATATAATGGTAGATCAGTTAGGCAAAATTAGAAGTATAGGAAGTCAAGGAGCACATGCTAGTTCTGCTAGAGCTAATGTAATTACTCCTGGTTATGGTCTATATGCATGGAATCACGATAGAGTAGATGGTCATACTGTTTCAGCTGGCTCTGATGACCCAGAAACTGGTGAAAATTATTTAGCTTTTTCTGACGCTAATACTGATGGATTAGTAAGTATATATGCATTTAGTGATAATACATGGGGAAATCCTATAACTGGAATGGGTAATAATACAGGGGGTACTCGTAAAGATGTTTTTTATGCTATTGATGGTGCTCTTAGGGTATGTGATAGCAGATTTACTACTACTAATACAAATAAATGGTATGGTTATGTAGATAGAGAATATATGTATAATTCTGGTAGTACAGTAACGGTAGATCAATGGACATTAGAACCTCAATATATATCAAGACCAAGTGCAAATTCAGGTTGGGATGACGCTATATCTGCATCTGCTACATCGGCTGCTCATACTCACTTAAGCACAGGTACAGGGATAGGAGCCGCTATAACTGATGAAATTGGTTTTGGTGATTCTGCTCAAGTTCAAACATATTTTGAGCTTGAAAATGTTTTAAATGATGGAGCTGGTGATGCTGTAAGTAATATTTATACAATGGATATTACCGTTAGAGTTCAGTATGATGGTATAGCTGATACTGTGTGGTCTTATACTCTTACAGCTGGAGATGCTTCTAATTCTACTACATTTGTTGCTAGTCCTTCCAGCAAGTCAACAAGTTATGTTAGTGAAGGTTCTGTTGATGATACTAATGTTATTGAAGATAGAGTTCATACGTTTACCTTTAACATTGGTGATACAGTTCAAGGTACGAGTGGTTCAGGCCCTGGTGTAAGAGCTACTTTATCAGTAGATATGTTGGGAGGAGATGTTGATTCAATAGGAATGACAAGAGTTCTTACTACAGAAGGATCATCGAGCGGTTCTGCTCATGATGGAGTAGATGGCAATGATATAGATACTAATGAAGTCTTTATAGAATCTGCTTTTGAAACTACAACTGATGCTATAGGATGGGATAAAAAATGGGAGCATGGATTTAGTTTTATATATGATGAAAAACAAGAAAGTCTTGTTAGAAGAATTGAAAAAGTAGACCCTAGTAGTGGGGCAACAACTCCGCCTACATATGAACAATCGGTTACTGATCCTGCTCATGCTCCAAGTGTAAAACTTAGTATTCCTTATGCTTCAGATTGGAATACAAGAATAACAGGAGGAGTTTGGTATATTAGAGATGTTTCTGGAGCAGTTCCTTCCAAATGGTGGGCTCAGATTGTATGTGATTTCGTAGAAGGTACTGGAAAGATTTTAAGTAGTGGTAAAGAGTTTGATTGTACATTTAATCCAACAACTGGTGAATATAACTTTGATGTAGATCATGAAAATTTATTACAGCCTAATCAAACTGATACATATTTTAGTAGAACTCTTGTAAATGAAGATGAAGAATCTATTGCATCAAGATTTTCTACTGCTGTTACGGTGGGCCGAAGAGTTTATATAGGTAACGTACAAATTATAAAAAATGATGGTTCAAAAGAAATTAAAGGAGATGCTATGTTAAAATCTCCTGTTAATAGGTTTGATACATTTCCATCTAAATCTATAGTGGAAGCTGCTGTGAATGATGGTGAATCTATTACCGCTCTTGAAGAATTTGCTGATAGGATATTGCAATTTAAAGAACAAACATTATATATAATAAATGTATCACAGGATATAGAGTTTCTTGAAGATGTACATAAGCATAAAGGAGTGCTTCTTCCAGCTGCTGTATGTAAAACAGATTATGGTTGCGCTTGGGTAAATAGACTTGGTTGCTATTTATATGATGGTAAGCAAGTTGTTGATTTACTTGAGAAAGGTGGCAGGCAGATAATAAAAGAAAGTGATTGGTTTAGCTTTACAACTGCTAATTCTATTATTGGGTATCTTCCAAAAAAGAGACAATTAATAGTGTTAAAAGATTGCACTGCAACAAGTGTTGGTGATATTTTTCTTTATGATATGGTAACACAGAGTTGGGTACAAGGAGATTCTGCTCTTACAGATAGTCAGATTCAATCAAATTTTGTTAATGATGTTAATGGTGATTTAGTATGGTCTCATACAAGTACTACTGGAACAATGCAAGTTTGGGCTGACGCAAGTGCTGTTAAAACTGGTGTTAGTTTTAAAACAAAAGATTTAGACTTTGGACATCCTGCTATAAGAAAAAAGATTTACAAAGCTTATGTGTCATATAAAGGAGATGGTGGTGAAATTACTGTGAATTATGGTACTGATGGTAATAGTACTATGTCTGGACAGTTTTATATTACTGGTTCTAGTGGGGCATCTACGAAAGCTAATGCTGCAGATTTATGTATATATAATGCTAGTGTGGGAACAAATGACTGGGTTTTAGCAGAACTTATACCATCATCTTCTATTAACAATATAGATAGTTTTCGATTAAAATTTGCTGGTGATACTGATGATGCAAACTTTGAAATCAATGATATTTCGGTAGTTTACAGAATGAAGAATATAAAATAATATGGCTATGTCACGACAAGAAAGAATTAATGTCCATAAAAAGCAGGGCAGAATAAATAGTGTTAAACAATCTTTTAAAGATGATATATCTATTTCACCTAAATCTATTTCTCAATTAAAAGATAGTACTGGTGGGACAGTTAGTAATGTAGTAGATGATACAACTGCTAATCAAAAAGATGATGTAGCTTCTCTAACTAGTAAGGTTAATGAGATATTATTAGCTCTTAAAAGTGTAGGAATTGTAAAATAATATGACTTTGATATCACTATCGAATTATAGTAAATTGAATTGGAGGATATTATATGCCTAAGGGTTCTTTATATGCAGCACATAGAGCAGCGGGAGCTGCCTCTGGTAGATACAAAGCAAGTTTGTATGATGTAGCTAATGTAGGATATGAAATGGAAGCTGAAGTTGGTCTTGAACAATTTAGGCAAGGTCAGACGCAAGAAACTTTTGCAACTATAGGTGAAGCCTTGAGTTTAGCTGAAACAATTCGTGGTACTTTTGCGTCTAAGAAAAAGCATGAAGAATTAATGGGTGATACTGAACCTCCAAAGCCTGAAAAGGCTACTAAAGAGGTTCCTACCGTTGAAGTAAAATCATCAGTAACAAAGAAACTTGAAGATATGCCTGCTGGTTCACAAGAAAGAATAGAAGAATATCAAAGACGTGGGTGGGCTATGGATGAAACAACAAAAGCTGCAAAGCGTTACGCCGCTGGAGCTCCAGGTACAGGTGAAATAAAAAAGCCTATTAAACAAAAAGTTCATATTCCTACTCTAGATGAAGCTCAAAAGGCTCTTAAAGGTAGAAAAGGTAGAAAGTTCCAAAAAGAAATGGCTGATTTATTTGGCGATGATTTTTCCAATTATGGTTTTCAATAATATTAATTATGAATAAAAAAGACGCTAAGAAACAATTTGATGATATGACTGAACAGCTTGGGATAGAGCATACTTTTCCTTTTGATATTGCATGGTCTTTTGCTAAGTATGTAGAGATAAAAGGCAGCTTAGAAAATCCAGCATCTTTTATACCAGCTGAATATACTAAAGAAGAGTTTAGGGTTGGGATTAAAGATGTAGAGAATAAGATGTTAGAAAGTGAAAGGTCTCTTAAAGGAAAAGAACTTGATTATTTTAATCCATTAAAACATTCTTTTGCCAATGGGTTATACATAAGAGAGGTATTTAATCCAGCTGGTGAATTGCTAGTTACAAAAATACATAAGTATTCTCATCCATTCTTTCTTTTAAAAGGACAAATGACTATTATGAGTGAGGATGGAGAGAAGACAATTCAAGCCCCACATTATGGTATTACAAATGCTGGTACTAAAAGAATTATATATGCTCATACAGATTGTATCTTTGTTACTGTTCATGCGACAAATGAAACAGATATAGATAAGATTGAAGAAGAAATAATAGCTAAAGATTTTAAAGGGATAGGATAGATTATGTCTTGGATAGCCGTAGGTTTATCAGCAGCTTCGTTTGTTAGTGGTTTTGCTGGCAAAGAGAGTGCAGCGAAATCGTCAAGAAAACAAGCTCGTATAAAATCTGATTATCTTACTCAACAAATGGCTAAAGCTGATGAATCTTTAGCTGCGTTAGAACCTGTTAAACAATCAAAATTAGAAGTTGCTCAAGCTAGTTATTTACAAGATATAGGAGACTTATCAGCTCAGACTGGGCAAAGTAAAGAAGATTTACAGCAACAATTTTCATCAATGATTCAAAAAAGTGGATTAGCTACATCTGGTTCAGCGAATGTTAAAGCTTCTCAAATGTGGAAAAGAATAGGATCGTCTTTTGGAAGAGGTCAACAAGGTTTAATGGGTCGTCTTGGTGAGAAGATGGGGGCTGTAGAAGAATGGTATGAATCTGAGAAATCAAGACTAGGTTCAGAGAAAATGAGAATGGAACATCAAAAAAGGTTGGCTGATCAAGAAGGAGGTACTAAAACTTTCGGTGAGAAGTTGTGGGCAGGAACTACAATGGGAATGTTAGGCCGATAAATAGAGGTTAATTATGGCAGCAGAAGCATTTGCAGCATTAAATAGAATGTTAGAGAGTAGGGAGCGTAGAGAATCAGCTGATAGACAGATGGCTTTAGCTAAAATGCAGTTTGATTATCAAAAGAGACAAACCGAAATAGACAGGACGGGTAAGCAACTTGAATTATTACAAGGTGCTAATACTCAAATGATGTCTACACTAGCGGAACAATTTATGTCTACATCTGGATTAAGTATTCATTATAGAGATGATGAGACTGGTGAAGGTATGAAGGAGGCTGTTGATGAATTAGAAACAGCAGGTCTTTCTGATAGGGAGGCTGCTAGAGTTGCATCTGCTATTTGGTCTCATTACGCTGGCAATCCTGGACCTATATTGAGAGTTGGTAGTGATTTAAAGGCTATAATGGATGCTGATGAATCTCTATTAAATGCCGATCAAAAGAAATTTTACGCAGCATTTAGAGAAAAGAGTTCTTTATTTACAAATCCTGAGTCAGCTAAAGAATTATTAGCTAGTACTGAAAAGGTTATTCAGAATCAAGCTGCTATTATGTCTGAAGTATATGAATATGGTACAGGTGATTTTGATATACAAAGAAAGGATATTGGATTATACCAGCCTTCTGATGTAGATGTAGATATAACTCCTGATCCTGATGTTGTCTCTGCTGTTAATATTCCAACTCCAGCTGAATTAGTTTCTGGAGCACAGCAAATAGTTAAAACAACAGAAGAAGAGTATAGTGATAAACAAAGGTCTTTAGACCTTTTGGATACTGAATCAATGACTTTAAAAGAATTACAGAGAAGAGGAACTTTAACAGATCAACAACGAGAATATATGGCTAGGATTCCCCAAATTAAGACGGATTTACAATCTGAATTAGCTGATTTGAATGAAGCTATAGCTCAAGCAAAGAAAGAAGTGGGTGAATCTAGACAATACGAAGCTCAAACAAAATTATCTAAGTGGATGGAAAGAGATTTTGAGCGTGGGTATTCACCTTATTAATATAAAAAATGCCTGACAACTTAACCCAAAAATTCAAAGATGATTTGGAGGCAAGGGCTAAGAGAATAACAACTCCTTCACCCATGCCTACTCCAGGTGCTCCTACATCTGGTCGTACACTATGGGAAACAGTTGGTACAACCGCTGAGCCAGACTGGCTTGAAGGTTCACTAGATTCAGAAGGTAGTGTTATTCGTACTGCTGGATTAGGTCTTTGGGGATTCCTTGAGACTGGTACATTAGGATTGGCTGGATTAGCAGCGAGAGGTGTAGCTCCTGACTGGGCTCGAGATTCACTTCAGCCTCGTAACTTCGCAGAAAGAGTCGCTACTGGTCTTGGTACTGTTGGTGGTTTTATTGTACCATTTGGAGCCGCTAAAACTGGAGCAGCTGCTTTATTAAAAGGAGCTAAGGTAGTACGAGATGGTAAAGTTGTAGGATATGGTGCAGCTAGGGCGAGTGAGAAATTTATAAGTAATGCATCTAGAGTATTAAAAGCTGACCCAGCTTTCAAGCAATGGTATGCAAAGCAAGGTCTAGACCCAAAGAAAGTTACACAATGGATTGAGAAGTCTGGTCTATTACAAGCACCTAAAGCGTCTATTAAAGGTGTAACGAGAGGTCACTTTGGTAGTTCACACGCAGCTAGAACTCAATACGCTGCTAATGTTGCTAAGAATACAGAATCAATTATTCGTAAGAAAGTTGATAGTATGGCTAAAGCATTTGCTAAGAAGGGTGACGATGTTCCTTTTGATGTAACTGATAGGTCAATAGGTTTAATGAAAGATGAGGTCACTAAGTATCTAGGTGGCAAATATAATTTCCCTATAACTAATCTTCATCAGTATTTAGCTGTTAAATGGGGCAATTCAAAGATGGCTAGTCTCGCTGCATCAGCAGCTGAAGAAGCTATATTATTTTCTGCTGTTGAGTTACCTATGAATTTAGCTAATAGTATATGGAATGAAGATATAGACTTCGCGCCGTTCTCTACATTAGGACACTCAATGACTCTTGGTTCTGCTCTTGGTGTTATTAGATTAATACCTGGTGGTAGAGATATGGGTATTATGAAGACAGCTTGGGGTAGAGCAAATCAATTTCTTACTAGAAGAAAAAGATGGTCTAATTATAATGTGAACGATGCATCTGAGAGAATGTTACTTACTAGAAGAGCTCAAGATTTATGGGATAATAACCCTGAGATATTTAAAGGATTAGCTGGTACTAAATTATATAAATCTGGTGGTAAAAGTACTGTATCAAGCAGAGAAGAGATAACTAAGTTCGCTGAGTCTCCAGAATCAGCTAGAGAATTAAGAAGTTGGATGAGTTCTGTTGAGAAATCATTTTATAAAGATTGGTGGCCTGGTTTCTTAAAAGATTCTGGTAAGGATGTATTTGGTTCCATGCCTAGAATGATTGCTGGTAGTGTTGCTTTTAACGCTGGTTTATTTAATGAATATAGACAAGGTAATGTGCCAACTGAAGATATGGTATTTCATACTCTATTAGGTGCGGTTATGACTAAGAGAGGAAGAGATGTAGAGTACATAGACCATAATGGAAGGACTCAATTAATTCCTGAGAATAGAAGACCTCGTGTATACGATGAAAGTTTTGAAAAAGTAGATTCATATCTTAATTCATTAGGTCTTAAAGTAGACCACGCTGCTTTTAATAATCTTATGAACAATATGGATATTCTAAAGAAGCATGGTAAACCAGATTATTCTACTGATGATATGCAAAGAATATTTAAATCTCTTGAAGAACGTGGTTTTGTAGTTGATGCAAGTGAAGAATTAACACATAAAAATAAGAATATATCTGGTAATGATATATATGATACTTTAGGTATATTGATGGAAGGGGCTGTTCCTGAAGGTAAAAGATTAAAACAATCTATTGAGTTATCTGAATCTGAATTAGCAGATTATCTAGTACATATAAGAGGTCTAGAATTAAAGTCTTTACAAGACTATAGAACAGATTCAAGTAAAACTGGTACTGGTACAGGAATATATTCAGTAGCTGATATAAGAGATGTAGCTCAAAATTCTGCTTCTAGAAATATAGAAACTACTTTAGATGTTCATAAAAGAGCTGTTGAAGATGCGTATAATATTATATTAAAAGAAGAAGCTAGACAAGAAGGTAAGGATAAAGATGATTGGATGCCTGTATCTGAAGATGCTAATGGTAAACTTCCTCTCAGAAAAATTAGATATGATAACTCATCACCTATAGAAGATTATGAAAGAGTTATGAGATTATTTGGCAATGGTAGGAATGATGGTGAAGATGGATTTAAAAGTGCTTTAGGTTCTATTAAAGACCGTGTTGTTATGATAGAAGGCGATAAAAATGAAATAGTATATAACGAAGCGATGCATAGAAAATTATTTGGTGATAAAGCTAGTGGCGACAGAGGTGAGATGGATAAGTATGATAGAGAGCTTACTACTGAAATGTTTGGTGAAGGCGTAATGTCTGATGATGCTTTACTCCATGTTGGAGATGCTTATCTTATGGACGGTATACAATCTCATATGTTTGCTAAAGGAATTAGAGATACATGGTTAGAGTTTGAGGCTATAAGAAATGGCGATACTAAAAAGAGTGTATTTGGAGATGATGTAAATAATATACAACCTTTACTAGATAGAGCATTTTCAGGAGGACCAGGTTTATCTGGAAAAGAATTACCTACAGGTATAGTCTTAACACAAGGTGGCAAACAAATAAATCCGAATAGTAAAGAACAATTATTTGCAAGTAATGTTTTAGAAATATTAAAGCAACAGAAAGAAAGATATGGAATAAATGAAGAGATATCTGGAGCTGTAACAAAAAAGATGGATGTAGCTCAAATAAGTGAGTTGATGGAGAAGTTCGACGCCTTTGGTATACTCGATGGGTTCAAAGGGAATAGAGAAGCTGTCGATACTTTCGTAGCTAACCTAGCTCACTATACTAGGACTAAAGGTTTAGAGATGTCTACTAGGAATGATGGTTCGCCATTAACTCCAAAAGATTTAGCTATTATGGAAGTTCTTACAAGGACAAGATTGATGGGTAAGAACTATGATATGGCGATGCTTACAGACCAAATTGGCAATTTAAAAGATTTCTTTTTAAGCACAGATATTATTAATAAATATAATTTAAAAGCAGAAGATGTAGATGGAATAAGTAAAAGCTTGCTTAAGTGGACTAGAGATAATGATTCTACTGTAAAAGAAATATTTCAAGATTTAGAATCTGCTAATAAAAATTTATATAATTTATTTATTGATGCTGCTGAAAAGATGGATGGTGTTGGTCGTGAGAATGTATCAATGCTATTGGGTGACTTCTTATCTTTATATGAAGAATCATTAGCTCCTTTATGGAGAACAAGAAATGGTGGTATATTAAAAGAGACTCCTACAAAAGCAGCTATTACTAGTGACTATCTATTTAAACTGGTTTCTGAGTTTAATAGAATTAAAACTGGTGAAATTAATATGACTCATAGAGATTTATTAGCTGCTATTGATGATGTTTATTATAATACAGCATCTAACCAATATAGAGATTTCTTACAATTAACACTTAATAGTGTAATTGATAGAAAAGGTGATGTTACAAGAGTCATAGAGATACTCAAAAGATATAAATTATTTAATCCAAAGACTAATGTATTTTTATTTGATGAAGCTGATAAAACATTAACAGATAAAATCAAAGATGCTTCTAAAGAAATAGAGGTAGCAACACAAACATTGCCAGTTGAAAGAGAAATTGATATATTAATGCAAAGAGATAAGCAGGATTTTAGTCCTAAGTCTCATTCAGATACTCATGTGTCACTTACTCTTGAAAAATTTAAGAAAGATTGGGGATTGAAATATACAACGCCTGATTTTATATATGGTCAAACACCAGCATCTATGTTACAAACTATAGTAACTGATATGCCTGGAGGATTTACATTATCAAACTTCTTTGATTACACAGTTAAAAAAGGTGAAATGAATAAAGAGATTGATGGTAAAGTATATACTCAGAAAAACTGGAAAGAGATGCCTGAGTATCAACTTGAAAGATTTGTAAATGATGTTATTAAGATATGGTCTGGTATAACTGAAGGTGTTAAAGTTAGAAACTTAAAGATTGGTGAAGGTGAGATTCCTTTAGATGCTCCAGGCTCAGCTAGAAGAAATGACCTTACAGATTTTTTATCAAGTGAATTTGGTGAATCTGTATTTATTGATGCTGAGTTTTATGGTAAAGATGGTATAAAAAGAAATGTTAAAGAAACGACTGGAGATTTAAGAGTTGGTTTCTATACTGGAGCTGCTAGAGTAGGTCAAAAAGCTGAGGGTAGATTAGCAACAACCGAAGCTGAAGCATATGATTATTTCGCAGGAGATAAGAAACCTCAAAGTGGATATATTGTAGCTTGGCTTGCTGATGTAGAGTCAGGTATAGGCATACCAATAACAACAGCTGAACCAGGAAGAGCTCTTAGTGGTATTCATAAACTATCTAATAGGTTTGTAGATACTTTAAATGAAGCTAAAGAAAGATGGAAGGACAATCGTGATATATCAAATTATATAGATAGAATGATAAGTCAGTATGTGAAAACTGAAGATACTCGTATTGTAGATACATTTGATGTTGACGCTGAAGGCAATCCAATTAATTATAAATTTAGAGGCGAGATTCCAGCCGATGAGAGAACATCAGACCATGCAACTGTAATGTTAACTACTGTGTTTGGTAATAAACAATTTGGTAAAAACTTCTGGGATTCTTTAGTTAACTCAAAAGCTAATACAAAAGGATGGAGTGCTGAAAAAGAATTTGCTCATGATTCATTAAGAAGAATGAGACTTTTTACTAATAGAACTACAACTAATCTTGAGACTAAAAGAATTAAGGAAATAACTAACTTTATAGATAAAACAGTACCTAAGAATTTAATGTCAGATATGAGAGAAATTATTGATACTGTACTAAAGCCTATAAATAAGAGTGGTATGTACAATTTTCATCTTTTAAGAGACGAAGCTTTAGCTAAAGGTGAAATGAATCCTAAGTTATCATCTGCTTTTAGGAACCTAGCCGAGCAAGTACAAAGGGCAAGAGAACTCAATTCTGATGCTAATATATTAAGTATTGATAAAGATTTAAAATATCCTGGAGGGTTAGGAGATACAAGCCACTTCAATTCTATTATAGTTGTTAGCAATAGATTTATGGAAGCATTGAAAATATTGACTGGTGATTTTCATAGGAGAGGTTCAAAAGCTGCTAAGCCTATTATTTCATTTGCAAGTGATGGTGAGGCTGCTTTCTTAGGTAAAACAATGTTTATGGTAGATAGTAGATTTGAACCATATTTAAAAAATAATAAGCTAGATATGGTGATGTTTGATTCAGCTGTGAAAACTAGAGGCAGAGATTATGATGATTCTATTATAGATTTAGATAAGTATAGAGATATGGATGAATTTTTAGCATCTACTAATATAGATAAAACAGTAGGTCTTCCTATAGAATCAATACAAATGCAGAGTTGGCATGCTGAAGATAAACCAGCTCGTATACCAATGCAAGTTGCTAATGATTTAGTAGGTCAAAAATTAAATGATGCATATTTTAAATGGTTAAATAGACCAGCTGTTAGAAACTATGAGGATAAACTTTCTAGTATTGTAGGTGGTGGTAATATATCTAGAATGACTGCATTTGCTAAGTTTTTAATTGGGAATGTTGGTGATGACGTTGATAATGTAATGTATAGTACTATGTCTAGATGGTTAAGTGCTAATGGATATCCTATGTTTTTACCATTTAAGGCTAGTATGAAAAATGCTATGATGAGAGAGTTTATTGATAAAGCTGGTATGATAAGCCCTGAGAATCATCATGGTAGTCAAAGTGTATTAGTTCCTTCTTATTATGAATTTGACCACGTTAATGGATTAAGAAATGTATTATTTGAAAAAGCAGCAAATGGTATTGAAAGTGTATATACAGTTGGTCAAGCTGAAATAGGTATGAATAATTATACAAAAAGATTTGACCCTCAGAATACAAATGTAGTTGTACATAGAGAAAATGCAGCTGATGCTCTTATGACTTGGAAAGATTTTATAAGTGATATAAGAGGTGATTTAGGTAAACGTCAAGTAGGTCAAGTATATATAAAGACTAAAGAGCAAGCTAATTTAAATGCGAAAATGAAAGGTAATATAGAAGGCTTTGTATTTGGAGGTAAAAGGGAACATCAATTAGGTAGGTTACATGATTGGTTAGTTGATTTAAATAAATATCTTGATAAGAATATAACAGTTGAAGTTGCTGGTGTATTTCAAAGAACTCCGTCTACTCGTTCATCTGACAAAGTAGTAGCTGGTATAAAAGGTTTTGTTGATGGAAACTTCGCTAGATTAAATACTGTTGATTTATGGACAAGATTAGAAGCTGACCATGATTATGATAAATTAAATTATTGGTGGGATACTCCAACCGATATATTAAATGCTTGGTATAAGATGGCTCCTGATATTAAGTCAGTTGTTAATACATCAGAACCAACATCAATAAGAGAGTTAGACTTATTAAATCCTTCTAGTCTAAGAAAATATAACTTTGATTCACAAATATCTTCAAAGAGGAGAGGTGAAGTTATAAAGATTAAAAGAGTCTTTCAATTTATGAAGCATTATAGAGGTGAGAATGGAGAGAGAGGATATAATATAACTTTCCCTACTTTACCTGGAGAGCCTAAGACAGTTATAAGAATTAATCCAGATAGAATGATGGAAGCTGAGACAAAAACTACAGATGATATTCAAAGCATTGTAGACTCAAAAGATGGATGGACAGAAGGAGACTTTTCAGATTATTATAGAGATATATTATTTGGTAAGGAAGGCTCTACTGTAAAGGTTGATAAAGATGGTGAAACAATCAAAACAGAATATCGAGGTTTATTTGAAAAAGGAGTTCTAATAAAAGATAAGGGTAAGGAATACTTCCAGCCAGAGGAAATAAAACCTGTAGAACAAGATATTATAATGGCTTCACTTCAACCTTATAAAGGATTCTTACAATTAGCTACTGATACATATGACGGAGGAGAGGCTAAAAGAGTTAATTATGATTCATTCATAACTGGATTTGATACATATAGTGATGCTATGTTAAATCTTGAAGCTTATGTATTAAGGTCTATGAGAAGGAATCCAAAATATGAGTTTAAAGATTATGCTAAATATTTTTATTCAGATGCAACTGGTGGTAAAAAGCCTGTTTCAATATTTGGATTACAAGACGCTAGGCTTCCAAAGATTGGTAGGCGTGGTGAGCAAATGATTAATCTAGGTTCTGAGTTATTACCATTCGATAGGTCTGTATGGGCTTCAGCATCAGTTGATAGAATGGGATTGGAAGAGCCATATAAATCTCATGATAGAAGCGAAGAATCTTTTAATGATATGTGGAGTGATTATATAGATAAGGATAGCGGTACGGATGCTGTTGTAAGAAAAATAGTAAATTCTATTAAAGATGATGCGAAAAATTTTGAATTATTAAATATTCTAGATAGAAAGATTGGTTCAGCTAGGTCTGGTTTAAGAAGAGCTAAAAGATATAATGATGAAAACTTAGAATCTTGGCTTCAAGATAGAGTTAATAGATTAAAAGGTGTAAGGGATAAAGTAAATAAAAATATATTACTTGATGAAGGAGCTACTGTTCCAATAGCAAAAACTATTAGAAGACAGTTAATGCAGTCAATAGTTAAAGGATTACCAGTTGACCTTGTTACTATGTATAAAGATACACAAGGAAATATTAAATATGGTAAAAAGCAAAGTGTTGGTCCTGAACAGACTGGTCGGTATGTAAAGCAAAGACAAGACTGGATAAAAAAGAACATGAGAAGGATTGTCGCTTCTACTTGGCAGAATAATAAATTAGCTATTGAAATAAAAGGTATTAGTAGTAATGATTATGCTCAGTTAGTTATGTGGCATAGAACACTTGCCGAGAAGACAGGATTTATGTTAGACCCAAGAACAGTTCCTTATTCAGAAGCATTTGAAATTAGTGTATCTGAATCTAGAAGAGAATTAGGTAAAAGGTGGTCAAGTTGGTTTAAAAAGAAAGATTATGCTCCTCATGAGAGAGAGGATATTGTACAAGCTGACATTATGAGCGATATGAGAACAGAATGGGGTAGATGGAATGATATGCAGGATGGTCTTGGTAATCTTTGGATACTAAAGTTTATGACACCTCAGCCAGATGGTATGACAGCCACTTACCACCAAGGCAAGTTTCTACCAGGATTCTCAGAGATAGATAAACAAATTAAATATACTACATTAGGTATGAATTTCTTATCTACAAACCCAGAAATATTAGATATACCTATAGCTAGACAAGTTGCTAAAGAAGCTGGTTTATCTGGTAGACAAACAGATTTATTAGTTGACAAAAGACAACTGTTAATCAGAGAATTGGCTGAATCATTTACAGATAAAATGAGAGCTTTATATAATCAAGAATCACCTAGACAGAATGCTAAGAATATGAGTGGAGAAGAAAGACTTAAAGCAGCTCTTGGTGGTGATGATATAGGTTCTTCTATATTCGCAACAAGTGATGTACTCTTATCAGGTGATAGTAATGCTGAGATGATAAGTGAAGCTAAACAAGTATTTAAGGCTATAGATAAAGGAGAAATAAATACAATACAAGATTTGAATCCTGATATGAAGTTATTATATGGAGTAACTGGAGATTTATCTTTAGACTATCTATCATTAAAAGGAGCCCCAGCTAAGATTGACCAACTATTGGATATTAAAAATATGGCTAGGTTTTATTTTATGCCTAATAAAGTATTAAATAGTAGAGGTAAATTAGAAAATATAAAAGATTTAAAAGGATATTATAATCATGTTAAGAGAAATGATAAGATATATTTTGGTGATTTATCTGAGAAGAATATGCTTGTAAAAGATAAGGTATCTAGTATTGATATGAATCCATTTGGCAGTCCTATAGAGAGAAATGTAGAGACTGGAGAACAAGCTAAACAAGTCTTTAGAGACAATATAATGGGATGTTAAATAAAGGAAATTAATTATGGCTCGTTGTGACCCAAAAGTATTAGAATTAGGCGAAAAAGTAATAGACAAATGGTTTAAAAAAGGTGGAATCATATCTCAGAATCTTGGAAAAGATAGCTATGGATATTTAAAACAACTATGGTGGTCAACGACTAGAAAAGATTTTGATTACGGAGAGACTCCATCACTCTCAGAACTTAAAGTTATAAGTAAAAGAATGGATAAAGTAGAGAAAGGATTCACAAAAAGAACAGGAAAGTTTGCTGAATTGTTTTATCTACCTGAGGCTGTGTTAGCTAATAATTTGCCAGCTAGAGATGCTTATAGATTTTTTGTAAAAGCACATAATCACTTTCAAGGACAAAGAGATGAATACCAAAGTGTTCTTAATAGTATTGTAAAGAAACTGGGTGAAAAGTCTAGAATACTTGGATTGACTCGTAAAGGTGGGTTTAAAAGTATTAATAAAGCTCACAAAGAATTACAGAAAAAGTATAATAAGTACGAAGAAATAATGCAAAATGATGGATGGAAAAAAGCTGAAGATTATTATGAAAAAGAATTAGCTGACCTATCCAAAGATACTCAGTTTGAAATATTTGAATTAGCTAATGATGTATTAAGAAACCCTGATTTGGTAAAAACAAATGTAGAAAAGTATGGAATATTATCAGACATAGCGAGTGAGTGGAAAAGTATAAGCCCTAAACTATATAAAGATTTAAAAAATGGTTTAAAATTTCATATAGAAGCTATATCAGAAGCTAATAATTTAACTGGTGGTGCTTATACTGAAATGTTAAGTAACATGAAAAAGATACAAAGCAATTTAAAACAGAGAAAGAATTATTTTCCAACTGAAGTGCTTAGAATGTTTCCTACTATTAGAGCTGTGCAAGAATCTATATATGAAAAAGCTACACCGTTAAAGAAAAAAGATTTAACTAGAGTAAATGATTATGTTAAAAATATGAGTGAAATACTTATTGATGAACTTAATCTTTCTAAACATGCTCTAGAGGCTAAATATGGAGATATGGCTAGACATAATAAAGATGTCATTGGCGTAATGGATAATTATGTTAGAAATATTACAATGTTTAATTTTGCTGGAACAACATCAGCTAAACTTTTGCAAGGTATAAGAAAGATAGGAGATATGTCTCCAAACGAAGCAGACCATCAGTCTCAATTCTATATAGATTATCTCTATGATACTCACGCAACAATGTTAGGATTAAATATTAAATCACCATTCTGGAGAGCTGCTACTAGAAATGTTACAGCTTGGCAGTTTATGTCTAAACTTGGCTTAAATATAAGAGGAGCAGCGAGAAACGCAACTCAGTCATTACAAAACTATGTTTACTTTGGTGTAAAAGGTATTAGAGATTCTAGAGATTATTTAGCTACTGCTAATATAGGTTCTTTAGCCGACGCTGAAGCTAAAAAACATGGTGTATATTTTGCTAATGCTCGAGAACTAACAAATACTTTAGGTTTGTTTCCAGATGTAGCTATATCAAAGATAAATGGGAAAGAAGTTCTTACATATAAATATGATAGTACATCTAGAAAATTCTCAGAAGGTCTTGAAAAATTTGCAGCTACAACAGCTAAGCCAATGAGGTGGGTTGAGAATAAAGTAAATAGACAATTAACATTTAAAATGGCATTTGCTTTGAGACATCAACAGTTAAATAATAATGCTGGTATGATTCAACGAGATGTTTCTAGAGCAATAAAGGATGGTAAGCTAGATAAAGATACTGATGTAAATGATTATGTACAGAATTTAATAACAAAAAGGTCTTCAAACTTTGCAGCTAATATGGTAAAAGAACTTCATTATGAATATTCTGGGTTTGCAAAGCCAAAAATATTAAGAACACCAGCTGGTTCTATATTAGGTCAGTTTATGACATATAGTGTTAATTTTTGGAACTACCAATATAAGATAGCATCTAGAGGTAAGGACAGTATAGTTGCTGGTGATTGGAGAAGTCAAGAAGCTTTCAGACTTTATAGGTTGGGAATGTTATATTCATTCTTATATGGAATTATTTCACCTTTAACAAATACAGATGTAGGTAATCTTATACAACATGATACTTATGAAAGATATGAAAACTTTGCTAGTGCGTTTAGCGAAGACGAAGAAGTTAAAAAGAAAGCTTTCTTTGGTAAAGGTCCTATAATTGGAACTGTAGGTGGTCCTTTTGTATCTGATGTTATTACTATGGGCAATGTATTTGGATTATATGATTTAATGTCCAACGGTGAACTGGATGAACATAGTTGGTTAGGTTATCTAGCTGGGTATCAAGATTATGCTGATTCCCGTGACTCTGATAAAATATATGATTTAGTAAGAACATTAAATACTGAAGTAGCTAGACAAGCTTATGTTATAATGCCTCGAATGTATAATGGAGCTGGTCTTGGTACGTTAGCTCAACTAGAACTAGGATTATTCCCCAACAAAGAAATGAAAGAGAAGAAAGCTAAAGTTGCTAAGGCTGTTGGTCTACCTACACCTGAATATGCCAAACCTAAACCAGCGAAGAAAAGAGCCAAAAGAAAAGACCCTGTATTAGAGGCTTTGAGAAGTCTATCAAAGGATGGTAGAAGAATTAGAGGGGCTGAGAATGTTGGTTCGGATGAATGGCTTATGAATATAGTGAATAGTCAAAAATCTTATTCAGCTGATTTACAACCATTGAAAGGTTCTCTATCTAGATACAATACAAGACTGCTATCTATGGCTCATCAAAGAGGATATCAAGGTGGCTTTGACAGAGGAACTTGGAGCTAAAAAAAGGGGGCCGAAGCCCCCTCTCTCTTTTTTGCCTGATTAATTAAGAGGAGTCCAGACAAAAGTTCTCTTCATATCTTTTAATAATCTTTCATTTCTTTTACTAGGTATCTCTACACCATAAGTTGCAAAAGATGCCAATGCATTTTCAGCTCTGATTCTTATTTCTTTACCCTTATTTTCTAGTTCAGCACCACACTTTATAATATCTGATAATTCATCTAATATTTCTTCTGTTAAAACTATTTTATTTTTAGTCATTAATTATTCTTTTCATTATTTACATACCAAACTACCATTAAAGCTGCATCGCTAGTACTTAATGTTATCTTATTCTCTGGGAACAAATTAATTGCTATTTGTTTCAACTCATTTTTCCTTTCTCTTTTTATTTTTGATAGAGGCTGGAGTGGCCTCATCCATACTTGAGGCGTAACTTCTAATGTTGGAATATCATATGCTCCAAGTATTCCTAACCATTTACCAAAGTTACAACCGAATTTAAACGCACTACTTCTTGCGTCTGTAGGGAAAGCATGAACCTTCTCTATCACACAAAAAACATTTTTATCTTTAACTTTAGCTGTATTTATTATAGCTGCCATTTCTTTTGGTGTCTCTGGACACTTATGTAATATCATCTTATCTT